ATTGCAGTAATTTCAAGGATTGCTGTTGAGTTGACCCAGTTAGTTCCATCAAACTTTAGAATTTCGTCCTGAGTAGGAGTTGTGATGATTACATCTTCTAGCTCATCGAGAGTGTCCACATATGTGCCGTGGTTCACCCACTCGTTGTTTTTAAATACAAGTATTTGGTCCTGTTCCGGGTTGGTAATGGTTACATCAGTAAGGCCGTCCAGTGTCACAATTGGTGATTGTGGTGTCCACGCCTTTGTGGTGTTGTCCCAAGTGAGAACTTCGCCAGTTGTTGTGCCATCAGCCAGTGCAATCGTGAAAGTGGTAACATTGTTGGATGTCTCAGACGATATGCTAATTGGTGCAGTGCCTTGCAGGTCAGCGGGTGGCCCCTGCTCACCACGCTCCACCAAAAGATCCCAGTTAGCCGTGGTGTTTGGTGTAATATTTAACGTGTTGTCCAACTCACATATGTAAATTGCTCCCTGATACCCAACAACAGCACCTTTGGAGTAATTTACAGTGGAATCCCAGTTTCCGTTCCACTCCATACCAGCAGTGCCATCTTCCCCTGCTGGACCTGCCGAACCATTAGCACCATTTGCACCTGCCGGACCAACAAGTGAAATACCAGTACCCCAGCTAACAACACTATTGCTTGTGGATCTAGGACCGTACAACAGTGGAGCACCTGTACCAGCAGTCTGAATGTACCAGTCGCCGTCAGTTGCATCTGTAGTCCCATCTGGTGCGCCCGTCCCTGTCTGGAGACTTTTTGCAGCACTTGCTTTGGATGCAACCCAGCTAGTCCCATCGTACTTAAGAACATTGCCAGTTTGTGCATTTGGAACATTGAATGAAAGTGTGGTTGTGGACTCGTCCCACACTATAGGAGCATTAGCATAAATGGTTGCAACTGCGTTCGCAGTGGAACCCTTGGATGCTACAAGGTTCCAATCTGCTGCGTTGGTTGGAGCATTGGTCGTACCACTGTTTGCAATCACAACATAGGAACTACCGTTGAACTGCACAACAGAGTTTAATGGGTACTGTGTACCACTTACGTAAGAACCCTTCCACACAAGTCCGGGAGTACCAGCAGGTCCTGTCGGCCCAGCAGGACCTGCTGAACCTGCACCACCTGCAAGACTGATTGGAGGCCCCCAAGGAGTACCATTCGCAGCTACATAACCGCCGTACAAGTTCTTTGCAATCAGGTCAAAGTAGAAGTCTCCATCGTTCACACTGGTTGGATCAGGAAATGAGCTTGTTGGTGCTTGGTTTCCGTAGTGTATGGTCGCACCACGTGGTCCTGTTAAACCAGTAGGTCCTGCATCACCAGTATCACCCTTGTCACCCTTGTCACCTTTAAGGGAAATTCCATTACCCCAGCTAACCACACTATTTGTGGTAACACGTGGTCCAAATAAATCCTTGCTAGTGGTGTTTAAAAAGTAGTCGCCATCAATTCCAGTAGTGCTAGTGGTAGGATTACTTGTCCCAGTGAGTATGGTTGCCCCACGAGCACCCTGCACACCTTGAACACCTTGAATACCCTGAGTACCCTGCGGTCCGGTGGGGCCTGCTGGCCCCGTAGGACCGCTTGCAAGTACTCTTTCCCACACACCTGTGCCGTTTGAGTACTTCCATATGTACAGGTAATTTGTGTCTGTTTCGTACCAAAATGCTTTAGTTGTGGATGGATTACTTGGCGCAGGTGGTTCTGTGTTCTGAGCAATGTACGTAATTGCCCCTGCAAGGGAACTGATGGAAACCCCACCAATGGTAAAACCATCACCTACAAACAATTCTCTCGTGTCTGTTGCAAAAGCTGGTTCACCTGCAAGAAGAGATTGTGTTTGTATTGCAGATTGTGGGCCACGTTTAAATTGAATTAATGCCATATTATGCCTCAGTAATTATTGCCTGAAGTGTGTTAGGTGATGCTGGAGTGCATGCGAATGGTGTGAGATTCACACCGGGAATTGTGAGTGTGAATGGAGTGCAAAGACAGGTTGTAATGTTGTTAATTTCCACAGGACTTCTTGAAGCATTAACAATATCTTTCAACACAAGCTTAAACGCAGTAGTACCAACCAGTGTAAGTTTTGCCTGAATAATGTCTTTTGTTGGTCCGAATTGGTCATATATTCCAATCCATCCACCATCTGATGTGCTTTGTTGAAGTGGTATGACAACATCTTTGAGAAACTTACAAGAGCTTGGAGCATTGTTGAATTTAAGCTGTAAGTTCGAAGGGATTACACAAGACTGATTGGAACCGCACGGGAATGTACTGCTTGCAGAGTCTGAAATACATATTGGTGTGTTCGGTACTATTCCTGTGGAAGTGCCCTGAATATTTACAGGTATGGATGTGAACATACCAAGTGTGAAAACTCCACCAACCTCGTTCAACTTACTATCACAAGCAATTGCCCTTGGTGCAGGGTATGGTATGGAGTCCACGCAGCGCATGTTCATGTACCAATTCATTGCTTGTGGGCGTTCTGCTTCTTGTTGAGAAAATGTGTCTGTTGCTGCATCAACGACAACAATGGCGTAGGATGGTGTTTTCTCAGTTTTATAAAAAGTCAACCTTCCCCAAGATTGTGCACCACTCTGGCAGGTGAAACTCTTGGACCCGTACACAGTGCGTGATGCAACCTTGGATCCATTCCAGTACACACTAACATTCATGGTTGTCTGGAAGTGGTAATCAAGAGCAGCAGTGCCTATTGCACCACCTAGGCAAAACTTCACCACATATGGTGGCTTGTGCCACTGTGGATATGTCGCAGCAGTTGCCCCTGTTGGGACTGTCTGGGTTTTTTGCAGGATTGCGCTGTAGGGTAGGAACATATCAGATGTGCCAAAACCATACAGTTGTGTAGTTGTACTGTCTCCCTGCATTCCTTTGCACTGACCGCAAGGATATGTATCAGCATCACAAGCTGCCTCATCACCCAAGTAGGACTCAATGTAAACCTCTTCAGTGAGGTCGTTGTAAGGTGGTCGTATCAGTCTAGTGTAGGTATCCTCAACACTAAGGTGAAATATAATGTTGTCCAGCATTCCGTGCTGTTCTACTGGAACACAACCATTTAGGGATATATCGTCATCAGCGTATTGATATAAGGCCCAATCCCTTGCATATGTTTTGCAGAATGTTTCAATCTGATTAGTATTAAAGTCCTTCTCCGTTACACCTGTAGGAGGGTACATTAATATAGGGCATGCAGTTTTACCTGTTGTTTTATATGCACTGGCAACAACCTTGAAATACTTGCTTAAAAGGGATTTACCCCTAAATGCATCCCCCCAACCAGAGTCACTGCGAGGCCCATAAAAGACATTATTCTTAGTGTCCAGAATGTAGTCACCATTCTGGTATTCAACTGTTACTGAATTATTACCAGATTTGTAATAGGAGGGTTCTGAATTCTTATCATCCGGCCCTTGGTTATTGGTATCCTCAAAGTATCGCATTTTCCCTGCAACCACTGAATCAAGGTCGGTTGGATCAACCATTGTTTCAATAATTTGAGAATGTAAAGTATCATCCCCATTAATAGTCGTTTCACTTAGTGGCCTTTGCGTTGCAAGCCCATCCTTGTTCAAAAGATTAACTCTGATTGGGTTATTATTTACAACAAACGTAACAACCTCAGGTATTACTCCGGGAGTGTCCCTGATATTAAGAGATTGTTTTTGCACATCATCGGAGTTTTTCCCAATGTCAGACTTGGATGGAAAACTTTTGTAAAACTTTGATTTATCTAAATTTGCAAGTACCATTTTTCCCCCGCCCTGATTACCTGAGGGCGTGAGAAGAGGTTGTTTAAGAGCATCGAAGCTTTTCCTTGCATGCATTATTTCTATTTGCCCATTGAAGTGGCTAATAATGCGACAGTTGCAAGATTGTGCTATCGAATCAAGAAGTAAAGGCACTCGTATGTTGTAAGACTGTTTTCGGTACAAGCTGTGTGGGAAAAGATACTCTTGGGGTATGTCAGGATCTACCAGTACTTGATGTTGTCCATAACCTAAGTTGTCAAATATGGTATAAAATAAATCCTCCCAGTTGGAGCAACTAGGTATTTTAAACTCCCCTGTGTTATGCCACCACCACCAATATCTATCATCCACTAACGGAACAACCCACAAGCTTTCCAAGTGTGGTACTGGAAACCTTCCCCTTGTTTCTATTGCATCATCAACAACAGTACTTTCAATTTGCAAAAGTGGTCTTGGTGGCAGCATATACATTTTTGCTGCCAGTGGGATCTCAGTGTTATAGATGACAAGTTTTTCAGCAGTGTAGTAATTTTTAGAATTTACCCTACTGCGCATTCCCCCAAGCGTATCAACGGCATCTTTGTACCCAAGGTTGTCAAAAGATGGTAGCTTTTCCAAGTCTTCTGAAGAAACCAAGAAAAACCCAGTTGCAAATCTACTTGCCCCTGTGGGCCAATACAAAGAACTTAGTTTTAAATCATGGAATGGATTTTCCGAATAGTTTTTAAAAACAATGTCAGAGTTATCGAGCAATCCATAGTTAAGAGTTCTAAAGTAATTACTCGCATTAAATGGTATATTCTCCTCCACCCAGTCATATAATTCCTTGGGTGGAACCATTAATGGAACTCCAGCGTATGTAAACTCTTGGTCAATCATTATGCAATAAGGGAATCAGATATAGTGGGTGTTGCGCTGTAAGGAAGTGTGAAACCACCCGAACCAGTGGTAAATAGTCTGTCAAACAATACTTGAAATGTGTTGTTGGTGTACGTCAGAGTGCTTGCCTGCCCATTGGTAACCGTTGCAAGGCTTTTTGAAAATGTAATATCCACCCTCTCAGAGGTCGTAAGTGGATCTGATGCAAGTCCCAGAACAGATATAAAAGGTCCACCTGTGTAAAGTTCTGTCATTTCAGTAAGGACAAGTCTATCCATGTATACTTGGGTATTTTCTGCCGTTGTGCACCTTATGCGTAGATACACTTCCGAGGGAGTCTTTGAACCAATTACGAAAGATCCAGTAAAGGATGTGTAACTTGCTGTCAGAGTGTTCAGGTTGGCACTAAATGCAAGGTAATTGTTTGAATCGTCAGTAAGTATGTTCCCTGTGGAATCCACCAAATCAATTGCTATGGATCCTGTCGTTAGTGCTGTTGGTGCTTTTGCCCTGAAGTGAAAAGCGTACACATTCCGTGCAGTGATGCTAATAGACACGTCCTGTTGAAGCCTAACATCAGACGTGATATTACCAACAATCTTCAATCCATCTGTGGTAGTAACCCAGTGTGTACCAGCAGTACCGTAGGATCCTACACTACTCCATCCAGCGGGAGCAGTCGCAGTGGTTGTACTTGCAATTGTGAACGTGCCATTTTCCAAAATGTTACCCTCAGACTGCGATGCAGTTAAATTGGTTCTGGAAAGTGTTACATCAGAACCAGAACCAGCCGGGTAATCATAGTTGTACACATCCGTTGCAGAATCCACCGTCTTTACACTAAATTGCTCATTACCTGCGCTTGTTCCACCTGTGTAGGAATCTGCACTAACCTCAAGTCTTAATGTTTCCGCAATGGTAAACTGGTTATCCCCACCGTCCCTGTTCTTTAGTGCGACCAGAACAGTATTTTTGTTTGTCGAATCTGTAATTGTAAATGTCGTGCTCATTGCTCTTACCGTTTTGCTATCCAATCGCATTTGGCGCAGTAGTTCAGTCATACAACTGCTAAGGTCAGCAGGAATTAGTGGGTCGTGCGCCCGTACAGAGTCGATAACCACACTACTTGCAACATTTAAAAGAAGATCCGGTATAAGATTGCTGACAGTACCAATTTGGCCATCAATAGAAGGAATGTAATCCAAAATAAGCGATGTTTTACCATTACCTGTGAACTTGTTTACAAATGCCGGGGATTTTACATTTACAAGTGATTTTTGAAAGGTGTTTATATCGGATAAAAACCCCCCAATAAGTCCTATTTTGGTAAATATACCATAAGTTCCATCGTAGTCTATAGCCATTTTTAACCCCCAATTGTGTCGTTTGGACCGCTAGTAGATGTGCTTGTCGCAGTATTGGAAGAAAAGCTTACGCCACCAACTGGCGTAAATGGAAATGTTGCATTGAAACCACCGCCAGCCCAAGAGTCAGTGTTTAATGATCCAGATGGCTTGATATAAGGCATCTGCGCTTTGTTTCCATCAATAGGACTTAGTGGATAAGTAAGTGTGGATGTACCGGGATCATAAACAGTTTGACATATGTAAATAATTCTTCCAGCAGCTTGGTATATTTGTGTTTTACCGTCACTATGTAATATTGGTGCTCCAAGCTGAATATCTGCAACCTCTACAACATCATCTTCATTATCTTTGTAAACAGACTGAATGTATGGAATATCAGGAGCAGCATTTAACCTCACAAACTGGAATGCTAGCTCTTTCCTAGTAACTGGCTGAGATGTTTTAATGACTTTTGTTGCAGCACCGTAGTTACCCAGTCCTTTGACAGCTATTTTGTTACCTATCGTGGAGTAATGCACTGTCACATTAGCCACTAAGTATGGGTAAAGTGCGTGTGATCCACTTATTAAAGTTTCTCTTAGGGATGCTGTAGCCATGGTGTATTACTTAGAAGTTGGAAGGGATTTTTATAAGTCCGCTATAGGCATCATTAATTACCTGTATGAACTGTAGAGCATATAGCTTTGCATTATCTGAACCCAAATCTGCGTAATTGCTCCAGTTTGCACTCAAGTGCTCAAAAACAATTTTCCATCTTGCTGCCGGGTCTTGAACCCCGGCAGCATAGGCAGAGTACCATTTTTGGAATGCTTCTTTTCCTGTGAGGTTATCTCCAAGGCGTGTTTGATATTGCCCAGCAGGCAACTTGGTGTACCTGCTCACAATTACCCAATTACCATTTGCATTTTTTTCTGGTACATTTACTTCCATAGTTGGAAAAGGGACATATCTTTTCCTGCGCAAAGGTGAAAATGGGAACCTGCTTGAAAAATACTGGGCTATCTGCGCATTAAATAATTTAAAGTAGGTTGCCTTGTTAAAATTAAAAAGTGCTTGGTTTATTAAAACTGGTTGCACTTTTGGTAGTAACATATTCTCGGTTTTTGGTACTACCGTGGAGTTGTTTTTACCTGTATTGGTTGGAGTAGACTTGCCCCTTGATTCCGTGTGGTATCTGAAATAACGTACCCTCTTCACCTTGCACAGATTAGTTGTGCACCCTTCAGATATGTTGGTTTGACCGTAATCAAAACATGTCTTTGTTACCATGGTTATTCAGTCTCCATCTGTGCTAAAGAGGGATCATTGCCCATGGGTAGTACACGCTCGTAAGTGGAATCATCATTCTTTCTATTTTGCTCGTTGTAACTGAAAACCTTTTTAGTCTTGTCGTCCAAAGGAGGCTCATCAGGATTGTGGCGTATGGACTCCACAAACAACTGCTCCAAGTATGTTCCACGCATTTGATCGAACTTCTCATCCCTAACCTTAATAATTTCCAGATTTTGCAAATCGCTGTTTGGTTTCTCATCTATAAAGGATTTTACCGTTACACCCTTTATACCTTGGGACTCTTGGAAAAATGTAAGTTTTTTAGCGTGAGCCTCTTTAAGGTCAAATTTTGCAGAACCTTGTGTAAATGTTGGTTTAAGTGCAATGTTTGATAGTGTTGCTTCGTTTGAATTAACTAGTGAATCCACAGTGTCTAATACGCCGGACAGGCGAGTAACATGAAATTTCACAAAAGATCCTATTACATCTTCTTCCAGAGATATTGTGTACATACCGGAATACGGTTTATAAGGTATTCTTTTTTCAATGATAAAAAGTGCCAGATATTCCAACTCGTGTTTTTCTGACAAGTTGTTACCGTAGATTGTAATATCAATCTTGTCTTCACGCAATGGCATAAATGAACTAGCAAAGTCTTTTATTCCAGTAAATGCAGTATTAAACCTTGACCCTGCACTTCCACCAGAACCTGTTATAGTATTTACCACCGCATTGATACCGCTTGATATGGAGTCTGAGAGGGATTTCTGCGAGACTGTAAGGTATTGTTTTACCTCCAACCGAGTAATGTTTTTCATTTTTGGGTAGGGTATGTCAGACACATTATTTATTGTTGCTTTTTCCGAAGACTTTCTCTTCCTTGTGTCCAAATGGTGGTGCATTTCCCTGTCAACGAAAGAGTACTCAAGCTTGAGGGAGTCTGGTGATAATTTGCATTTGACCACATCCCTCTTAAAACCAATTGGGGATGGAATATTTAGCCATTCCCTAAAATCGTCTGGTGAGTATTTATGCCGTACTAAATAATCTGATCTGAAATGCGCAACTCCCATAACTTTTCGTGTTGTGTAAAAATCCTGATCAATTTCGTGCTCCATTACAAACTGGTTGGAAACCATTGGGTATTCTGGAGCACCAAACCTAAAAGATTCATTTATGTCTGTGGATACCACAAACTCTACCACCATGGATTGCAAACCGCTGACACTGCGGACAGTTAGGGAAACTGGTTTAGGTCCATTATTGCAATCAACTAGAGCATCAACGGATGGAGACTCCAGCATAACACTATCCCCAACCACATACTTAAGCTTTTGCCGTGGTTGCATGAGCATGTGTCGCAATAAACTTTCAATTCTTGCTACTGGTGGCAGCTTTAGGGGATTGTTACCATACACCGAAAAAGCTGGATCACTTGCACCACCATTGCTGTTGGGACCGTCCGTTGGTTCGTTAGTGTAACAGGTGGAAAATGATGCGTATGCATCCTTGGGAAGTTCTGAATAATCTATATCTGTGTCAGGGTACACCACAGCGTTAATGGAAAGAATATGTCTGGTGTACATATAATGTGTACGCTCTTTGTCAGAGTACACTGGTTCTTTTTTATACTCATTCAGCTTTACAATATTTAATTTGATGGGGCCGTACCTGAGGTAATTAGCTGAGTTAGTAGCCATCGTTTGTCACCCCCAGCATGTACCTGCATTCGAAAGCAAGGATGGAAATACCGTATTGCTTTTGCGCATCCTTCTCGTCACCACCCCTTGTGTAACCATCCTGAGAGTGTCCCACAAAGTCTTGTATGGGTTGTGTCATGCGCATTGGTTCAATCAGAAGATCATTACCAGATGAATCCTTGAGCCTTCGAAGGTGGAGCAGGTTTATAACCTGCTCCTCCCTTGCGAGGTGTCCTAAGGTAGGATCTAGCAACCACCTCTCGTCACTGTTGGAAACATCCACACCAAACCTTGTGCGAATTGCCACATACATCTGCCTTTGCACGACAGATGCAAGCCTTCCACTACCCTGCACAAATCCATCTTCTGGTGTGGGGGAACCCGGTCTGATAATGAAGTCCTGATCACCTGTGAAATTGGGAATAATTGTTTTTGCAACCAGCAGAACCTTGTGGGATCCCACTGCAAGTTCGTTCACTAGCAATGTCTTGATCGCAGTGAGTATGTTACCCGTGTTGCTCTTTATTAATGCCATTACAGTCCTAACTCGCTGAAGTAGGGCAATTGAATGTTTACATACGAGTAAGACGGTGCGGTTTGCATTGGGAACCCGCTTCCCACAGAACTTGCAAAAGTGCCACCACCCCCACTATTCCCACCTACTGGTGGTAAAGGTGGAGTATTATCGTGCCTTTCCCCTGTTGGCACTCTTGGTATGTGAGGTTCTCTGTTTTCTCTTGGTTCTTTAGGTTCTTTAGTTTCTTTGGGTTCAGTAGTCTCACGTGGTTCATGTGGTTCTGCACGTGGTTCATGTGGTTCTGCACGTGGTTCATGTGGTTCATGTGGTTCATGTGGTTCAGTAGTCTCACGTGGTTCACGTAGAGTACTTCTAGGGGCTTTGCTTTCTTCGCCACGAATGTGCCTAAAAGTATCTATTTGATCATGTCGAATATCTCTGTGCTCTTGAGTATCTTTTATATCTTGAATTTTTTCTTGAGTTTTTTGTTGAGCTATTTCCTGAATTTTGGAACTACGTGCATTAGTCTGAGATTTATACTCTTTAGTAGCCTCTGCTTTTTGCTCTGGAGTAATATCAGGTTTTTTTACTTTCTCCATGTATGTATCAAAAAGTAATTGCTCTGAGGGAGTTTCAGCATCATTTTCAATTTGTTCTTTAGCATCCTGTTTAGCATTAGTTTCAATTTGCTCAGTTTTAGAGCTAACCTCGTTAGCGTTTTTAGAACTCCTTGCGCTTTGAGATTTATAATCTTTAATCCCACCTGCAACATCAGTTGCAGCATTTTTAGTGTTTCCGGTATTGTACCCAATGTCCCTAACAACTCTTTGTTTGGCTAATCTATCTATTTGCTCGGAGGAAAGGTTTTGATTTTCTTTCCTACCTGCTATTTCTGCACGAGCCTGCTTGTATTTAAGGTCATAGTTGGCAACAGATGTGTAAACCTCGTGCCCACTATCTAGAGCATCCGCAGCATTTCCTAGCATTGCAGAGTTTTGAAAAGCCTCTTCCCCTTTATCAACTATTTTGTTAGCTCTTCTCTGCACTTGTTGCTTTGCTTCGATGGCTTTTTTAGACGCACCGGTTAGATTTTTTGGAGAACCTTTTGCAAAGGGAAGAGCAATACCTAGAGCATTTGCTGCCATTTGTTTGTTGCCTAAGCTCCATACGAATCCACCCACATCCCCGCTAAAAAGCTTATGTGTATGAACATCCCCGTATAAATTTTCTGCATATGCTTTTGAATAACCAGCAACAGCACTAACTGCATTTCTAGCGAATTGGGGAACTCCGTCTATTTTTGCAAGGGTGTCATCCAAAGCATGTGTCCCAAGCTTAACCCCCTCAGTAGCTACAAACTTTTTACTTCCATGTTTTACACCCTCATAGGCTACTCTACCCATTGCCCTGAGTGCTTGAGTACCCTTACCAACACCTCCGGCAACAAATCGTAATGCAACTCCTCCGGGCACAACAGCAGTTGCTGCTGTTAGTCCAACATCCATTGCAAGACCTATATTAGCTCTTTTAAGCTCAGCATCTGCATCATTTCTATCGCTATTTGCATCAGTAAAAGATGCTTGTCTTTGAGAGTATATTTTTTCAGCTAACTCTTTCTTTTTTACAGGGTCTTTTTCCCCAGCTACATCTTTTGCAGTCTTTTCGGCATCTGCGACAATAGATTGTGCTCGATTTAGAAAATAGTCTTCTCTATCCGCATCAGAACCACGAGTAGTTCTACCATACCAATTTTTTTCACCCCTCCTATATTGGAAACCATCGTTATCCATGGTTTCACGCTCAAGTTGAAATGACTTTTCTGCCTCCTTCCTTACTTCAGGTGGTAAAGATTCAAGCTTTTTCCTAAGAGCATCCCCTTTATCCAACCTAGACATCATTACCTTTTGAGCAATTTCCGGGTTTTTTGTGGTGGACATTAAATCTTTGCTTAAATGTCCACCTATTTCCTGAGAAGTTAAAAACTCTTCTCTCTGCTCGTTAGTAAATCTAGGGCTTTTTAAAATGTCAGACATGCTAAGATTTGCAACAGTATCCTTATTCATGCCAGCTTTAACTGCCATGTTTTCTAGGCGGGTACGTGCAATCTTAAAATCAGCAAAATACTCATTTGCTGATGGAGTTCTTGGCATGTCTAAACTCTTTAGTTAAAGTTTGGAAGTAGTGAAAAATCAAAAATAGCAGGATCTGTGGTAAACAATCTGAGCACATAATTGCCAGTTGTCATACCCTGTTCCGATTTTGTGGCCCCTGTTGAGGCAGTACCCTTCACAATTGCAGGGTGTGCTTCTGCTTTTAATTGCACCTTCTTGGAATGTGTTCCAACCTGTGCGTATGTAAAATTTGCAGGAACTATTGATGGGAACCAATAACCTTTTGGAAGGGTAGGGTCAACAGCCGTATTCTGAGCAAACTCAAACTTGATTGCAAGCCAGTACCCAGTGTTATCCACTGCTATATTACTATATTCAGTGAGTCCTCCAATCTGGCCACTGTCATACACTCCGGGTTGGTGGTCAGCATTGTGTCTTTTTTCTTTTGACCCAGTGTTACCTATAAGACTTAAAAGCTTATCTTCATTAAACCTAGTAAACAGTGCGCTAATGCTGCTTTTGTGGCCTCTTAAAACAAGGTCAATAGGAGCACTACCAGCAACATCGTTGTTCACATCCTCCCACATGTACTCAGTCTCAATTTCAGGAGACTTTTCACATGTGCCTAGGTAGATGGCATTAGCTATGGTGTCTGTCTTATGCCCAACAAAGATGTGCGCTGGACCCGTTACATGAATTTTTGCGAAAGTTGCCATGTTAGTTCACCTTTTCTTTCAGTGCATTGGGTACAGTGGTTAAATGTTTGTAAAGAACAAACTCACGAATACTTGCAGGACCTGCTGCGCCATTTGAATCGACATTTGTCAGGCTATCTGTTTTTATGCTCATTTTTGGAATAGATCTTAGTGCAATTTCAATAGTTCTTGCCCTAGTGCTAAGTTCAGCAAGTTTAAATTTAACGGGAACTACGCTTACAAAGTGCAAACCTTCAGGAGCATCGGTGTTCGATGATCCTGTTCTGAAAGAAGAGTGGAAGGGGAAATAGAACAACACATCAAAATCCAAAGACATTGCCTGTGCAAGACCACCAAGCTTATTCTTCTCTATTTCTCCCCTGCGAGTTGCACCGTAGTACCCTGATTCAATCTTGGCGTATTCGACCTCGTCATACCTGTTCATCACACCCTGAATGGTGGCAATCTGTCCCTGCATGGCGTGCGATATTGCACTTTCCCCACCTATATCATTCATCACAGGCTGAGTTAAAGTCTGGATATCAATCACAGGACTCTTTTCAAATGTTCCCAAGTATTCAAGTCCCGTCACATCTGTATTCTCCGCAGAACGCCCAATAAACATGTGCGCTGGTCCTGTAGTCATTATCTGTGCCATTGTTACCCTCTATTGTTGAAGTTCTCGTTTATGTTGGATACACGCATTCCGAAGAACCTATCTAACTCATTGGAAAACAATGATATGTTTTTGCTTATTACAGCTTGATTAGGTACTGATGCGTTTTGATTTGCTTCTATCTCGAACAATCTGTCACCTTGGCGCAGTTGTTCCAGTATTTGCTCGCTCTCCTTGGCTCGTGAGGTCATTGCAACCATGTCCTCGCCACCATAACCACGCCTTGCAATCAGGAGAGCATATGCAAGGTCGCAGCACAACCTTTTGAGAAGTGCCTTGGATTCATCAGTCATACTCAGCAGGTCAGATAGCTTGTACCTCTTACCTGCAAGTATTGCACTATTGATCATGCCAGAAGCATCTGAGAGGGCGGTCTGTGTGACCGCCCCCGCAGTGGTGTTTCCCTTAAGATCAACCTCGGATGCACGTGTGTCGTTGTCGTTTACAAGATCACCAATGCGCCTAAGGTCATACCTCTTAAGCAAGTCGTCAACTGATGCATGTGATGCCATAGTTAAGCAATCGAGTTCTTGAAGTGGAATGCAGTAACAGGAGCAACAACTTCCACACCGTAGTCTTCCACGATGCGTGCATTGATACGCCTGTTATCTGGATCGTCCTTCTGTTCCACAGTCATTTCTTCGTAGGCGAAGATGTGCGCAGTGGAGTAGGAAGGAGATCCTTCAAAACCCACCAAATCACCGGGGCGTGCAAGGACAAAAATATCATCCTCTCCCAGTACATAATCGGCGGATCTGGATGCGCCCTTCTTGTTGCTTACTCGCACAACATCTTCAATGATGATGTCGTAACCGTACAACTTGTCAGGCAAACCATACTTGCCGTTAATGCTGTCAGAATCACCACGCACCTGTGCAAGTGCAATGGGGGATTCCTTCAGGTAGGTATGAAGTTCCTTGCTGCGTGAGATGGCATCAGCAGCAGTTGGGTTCATGATGATGCACATGTCTTTGGGACCACATGCACCAAGGGTGTCCTTGTTGATCTTTCGAGCAACTGCATTGAGTGCCTTCTTGAACACAGGTCCAGCAGATGTACCTGTGTTAAGGTCACCGGAATCACCCTCATTGAGGGCCTTACCACCTGTATAGGCGTTAGATGCAGTAGTGCAATTCTGAGATGTGATTTCTCCATCAGTGCTTGATGCAAGGAGTTTATCCCACACCTTTACAGTGCGTGCTGTCATAGCCTGCTGGGCGTTCATTGCACTGTAAGATGCAACAATCTTCCAATCGGCCTGATCAACAGCCTTATAACCAAGTCTGAATGGGAACACGTAACGAGTGGTGTTGAATGACAACCATTCAAACTTCTCATTATTCCACTCGCCGTGTGGAGCATCATTACCATCGTGCCATACGTGATCTTTCAAATCAGCGTATGCTACACGAGCAGCTTGCTCAGCGTTGAGTTTAAGGTAATAACCTGAAGACTTCTTCACTGGAGTAATGGTTACATACTTGTTCAGTGGGAAATCTTTTGGGTTACGTGAGAACGATACTACTAGCTGCCCAGTCGCATCAAACGAGGGAATATATGTATTATTCCCTGAAGGAAACTGTGCTGCACTACTTACGATATCAGCCATTATTAGTGTCCTTTCTTATTAAGCAATGGTTACTTGGTGAGGGTTTACTTGGATAAGGCATTTTTCACCAGCACTTACAGTTTGCAGTGCGATACCGCCAACATTGTAAGTTCCAGCAGTAGTACCAACATTTACAGCCTTACCATCTGCGTCAGACTTGACCAGTGAACCAGCAGTGCACCCACCAGTACCAGCAGTAACCACGCACACATCTGCAAGACCGAAAACCTTGAGGGTTTTACCGGAAGTCGCAGCATAATAAGTCTGAGAACTACCCAGTGCTTCTGCAATACCGGGAGGTGCAAGAGAACCTTCCTGCGCCACACCGATAATAGATTCACCTGCGCCAGACTGCGCAACAGTGAACTCGCCACTAATCCTTACAAATCTTGCAGGGAAAATATTCCCGCTTGCAGTAAAAGCCGGATTGTACAACGGCATTACCAACCTCCTAAATTAGAGAACCTTTTCGGCATTCATTTTGTCCAACGCTTCGGCGTAGGTGATGCCGTGTGATGTTGCGTAGTCGATAGCTGCATTAACCTCGTCCTTGGTTCGACCACGCAACGCACCAGAACGGGATTCGGTTATGTAAGAGGTGCGCATTCCACCAAGTGGTGCTTTCTGATACCTCTTACGAATGATTTGCAGGTGAGACTTGTACTTGGTGTCAGGCATTCCAGACACAAGTTCCAACTCCTCACCACGGTCCAACATGTAACCTTCTGCTTCCAGTTCAATAAGATCCTTCTCACGCTCTGCACGTTGGAACTTGAGCTTGAGTGTGTTAATCTCCTTGTGGAGCACTTGGTTTTCCTGCTCCATTCTGGAAAGCTTGATTCTGTCGTACCTTTTACCACGTGAAGCTTGCACAGGTTGTTCTTCCTCGGCAGATTCCTCAGGAAGTGGTGCACCTTCATCCATTGGCATTTCTTCTGCTCCAGCTTCGGGTGGCATTGCCTCAGGGGGCATTGCACCCTCAGGTGGTGCACCTTCAGGGGGCATTGCACCAGCATCGGGTGGCATTTCACCCTCGGTTGGTACACCTGCATCCTGACCAGACTGTGCTGCTAGTTGTGTAAGGAACTGCCACACGTCAGTCTGTTGGAGTGCGTTAAGTACTGCGTCAACTATTTCTTGTTTGTTATCCATTTCCATCGTCCTTTGATACTTTTTAACCCCGTTCTTACTCAAACGGAGAAGGCCAAGATCCCTTTCTGGAGTAGTTGCACCAAGCAAACTAATGGGATCAATTTTGTAATCTGATAACCACAGTTCAATGCTGCGCCTTGGGAAGTTGCGCACCTTGTCCACTGTGTTTTTGAAGAATTTGAAAGTCGCAGTGATACACTTGCGACCTGTCTTGAAGAATGGTTCAACCTTTAAATTGGTGGCGTACCCAACAATCTCAGGTTGCTCGCTCTCTGGTGCATCGTCCTTCGTGTGTCCGATCACCAGTGGAATTTCATCGCCAGTATTGCTCATACGAGTATTGTTCGTATTTACAATTTCTTGCAACTTATCCTTGTCGAGCCTTATCACCACATTCCCCTTGTTATCCTTCAACTCGTGCTCGTCAAGGATTGGAACATGGTGCTTAACAATCATATCTTCCATTAAGAACCTCTAAACTTATTAATGGAGTTGTATACTGCACCTAATTTGGATGAACCTTTTTCAAACCTCGCCTTACCATCATTCTGTGGTGCAAACTGACCTTTTTTGTAGGTCGCACCACGCATGATTACCTCGTGCTCACCTGCACGGAATTGCCCAGCAGAGTGGTGCTTCTTCCCAAACTTTTGCACACCGCTTCTCATCTTGTCCCATGCCTTTCCAGCCTTGTTGTATTCCCTCTCAGCAGCTTTTGAGAAAGATCTTAGTGCGGGAATACTGTGTTGAAGTTCTGCACTAATTGCCTCAAGTGCAAAGTAGTCGCCGTCTTTTGCATCCTGAATGAGGTGTTGTGCGTGCTCAGGAATAAGTTTTTGATTTACAAGAGAGTCAAGAAGTTTTTGCACACCACTGGAGTGCAGTACAGTGCGAGCATGTTCCTTGCAGTACATCTCCCGCCTGTTGGACTCACTTGTCATATCTGCGTACAAGCTTGGATCTTGTTGCAGTGAGGATACAGCACCCTCTATGTCTGACCACTTAGCACCCGGAACAAGTTGCTGGTACTTGCTCATGTGCTCAGGTTTTATTCCCTGCAAGTCAGGTGCAAGAAGGTCACCAACAGGTGGAAGTTCCTTGTTTGGCGTATTGTGCGCCCTTAGGAAACCTTCGAGGATCCGCCTTGCTTTGTTGAACTTGTAGGCTTTACCTGATTTGCTGAGTTGCTTTTTGGTTTCCCCTGTGCTGGCTTGCTTTGCAGGGGTGGGTGTCCCACCAGAATTGTTGGAAGACCCGGAACTGTTTTGATTTTGCTCATATTGTGCAATTATGTTGTTATAAGCTTGACGGGATTTGGGAAGCGCACCTGCACTATTCCAGTCTCCATTATGCCCGATAATTTCACCTTGTCCAGTGTTTTCTACCACACCTAGGTTATTTTTTGTAGCAAATTGATCAATGGAACTTCTGTTCGATTTGTTTGGGTCGAACAGCATGATCTTTGTACCCTTCGCACCCGGCACAAGTGTCTTGTATTGCAGGTTAAATTGATTCAACTGTTCCCTGAGTTTACCAAGGTCAGTCTCAGGGTGGTTAATGTGGTACAGGGAGTCAGGACCTTTTTCATTAGGGTGGAATATAAGAACTGATTTTTTCTGTCCTGATAATCCGTGCCACGCAGCAAGGTAGCGCATCTTTGCAGGATCCACCTGTGCGTTGGATGTGTGCACTGTGCTCTGCTCACTGCCATTCGGCCAGTCGCCGATGGCAGTGGAAGAACTTGTCTGTATTCCAGCCTTCTGTGCAATCTGGTCATTCAGTTGAGCATGCGCAATGTTCTTTCCAGTACCCTGCTTTGCAACAGCATTACCAAAAGGAACATTGGTGCGCTGGGAAACAGGTGCGCTTTGCATCCCACCGTTTACTGGTGTGAACTGTGCGTACCGGATTGGTGAACCCGAACGCAGCAACCGCAGTATATTTTCTAATACCTTGGTTTTTGCAAAGGATTGCTTTGTTGCATTTTGTGCCAGTGTGACTTGAGATCTTTCTTTGTCTGCCCTACTGCGAGTCCTAGTTGCTTCAGCGTAGGCATTCTTCCTTCTTTCAACATCTGCTGGATTATGGGGTTGAATTGTTTTGAAATTGAGTGGTGTGGCATTGTTTAATTCTCCATTTTCCCTTTTTAGAATATGTTCAATTCCGTCTTTGTAAGAGTAGGATTCCACCCTAACTCCCATCATTTTGTATAGCTGTTGTTCATAATACCACAGCGCAGCTTGTATTTCATGTGGGTGCAGCTTTTTATCCTCCCCCATGATTGATGCAAGTCTGTTTGATACAAGATCAACCGCAGCATTCATCAATTTTCGTTCATTATTACTCCTTGGAACATCCTGCATTTTGTCCTTTTTTCCAAATACACTACCAAAGATTCTGTTCCAAGTTCTGCTAAACCAAAGATCTTTGGTAACATGCCTAGAATCTCGCATTAGATTTAAATAAAAGGGTCCTCCTTTAGGACCAAATAAATATGCGCCCGGATGATTAGCTGTGGTTCCCTCCTCATCTTTGTAGGGAAGGTTTACATTATTTTTTAATCCTTTAAGTAATTCTGGTGATTGGTCTGACCCAAGGAACTGTTGGAACCTTTCTGGTGTGTTGTACGTGTCACCATTTAATATTTCTCGCATATGTGCGAGCATTTCCCTTGTCACAGATCTTGAGGTCCAAGATTTATATAAACGCTGACCATTAGCATCGTACAAAGGTATTTGTTGATTTTTCTTCGCAGCTAGGTCAAAGTCTTTAACACTTAATCTCTTTAAGTGCAAACTACCGTCCCTGTTTTTCATGTAACTATAAAAAACATTGGATGGTCCTTCATCCTCGTCATCCTCAGAATTTTCATCCGCACCGAGTTTTTGTGCTTGGGTTTTATATCTATCCCGAAGTTCCACAAGTTTATCCAGTTTTGCGTAAGAAGAGAGCTTATTCACGTTTAGAGTAAGTTTTCTTACACGTGTCCCATCCTCAGCAGTTTCAATAACTGTTTTTGGTGCAAATCCTTGTTGTTCTAACATGGAAAGCATCAATGATTGTTTTTCAGGGTCGGCAACATTTAATTGTTTATTGAAGAACTTTTCAAGTTTTGGTTTCCAAACAGCAGAGGTTCCAAAAGTTTTACTGGAAAATCTTCCACCCTCCTCCCCTTTAATACTCTGATCCGGTGGAACATGGTGAAACACCCGCATATGATCATTTTTTGCAGCAGCATCTTGTGCAGCGTACTTAAATATATCAAATGCTTTAACGGCATTCAGTTTTGGGTTGTTACCAAAGCTTGTGGGCGCAAGGAGCAGTTTAAACATAGCCATATTTGCTTTTTGCTGTCTTGCAATCTTTTCATCCTCGCTCCATTTCAAATCATGAAATCCTGTTGTAGGATCTGTAACAACATCCCCAAAAAAACCATGTTCTTTACCAGTAGCATCTTTAAATTTTAAATGCCTTGTGGCGTTGTGGTGGTTTGTCAGGTGAGCCAAACCAACTTCAAATTGCTTAAGATCTTGGTCGTACCATTCTGCACCACTGTGATCCCCATAAGTAAGCGCAGTAGTTAAATCATCACTTAGGCCATATCCACCCAGCGATATTAATAAACCTTCCCTTTCTGCCATTTCCTCATCATTCGCAGGTTCCTTGTTTTGCAGATGTTCAATAAAATTACGGATAGCTACTTGTTTATGTTTTTTGTCCAATTCAGGGTTACTTTTACCCATTCTACGGGTAAAGAAATTGATCATTTTGCCCAACTTGTGCAGTAGGACATCCCCAACATTTGATCTTTGTTTAGCTGCATCATCCCCGGAAGGATTAAAAAGATTATGGCTACTAATATTTTGCACAGAAAGTTTTAGTCTTGCTTCTCTTTCAAGTAATTCCTTGCGTTTGTCTGAGGGTAATTCATTGTCTTTTAGTGCTTCATGTACTTGAGATAACTCCCTGTGAATTTTTGATGTTTGGGCCAATTTTTCAATGTGATCGTTTACCACATTTTTGACATTATTTTCATTTGCAACTTTATTCGTAATTAAATATTTGTGATATCCAAGACTTTCAAGCCTTTGGTGCAGGTCATCTCTACCCTGAATTTTAAGTTTTTCAAAGGACGTTTGATCTTTTGGCTTGCTACTGGCTATTTGTTCTGCTGACCTTGTGGTGCTTGGTAAATTGTTTATATATTCAATAGATTTTTGCTGGGGGTTTTTATTAAATTCCCCTTGAACTGCTTGCACGTCCTGAATATTCGCCTTTTGTCGTGCGATAGGGGGCGCAGGTTGTGGTATATTAGAAGTATCAGTAGTATTATTTTTAGGTTTTAGTGGAGACTTTGCCATGAATTACCTCGATTTTGCACTCAGTCATCCTCGTAAGGGGGGGAAGACTTATTCACAATTTCTGCTGTCGTTGTTGAATGGAAATAATGACCTAAATAAGCGAACTGTCGTTGAATTCCCAAAGTCGGGCGTAGTTCTTAGCATTAGTGGATCTTTTCATCATAACATTGACGGGGAAAATCCCACTAGGTGGTATGATTTTGACATTGAATCCACTTATGAGGGTAAGGTTGTAGGGTCGTATTCTTATCGTTCAGAAGGTCATTTTTACGATAACTACTGTTTGAGATACTTTCTCCCCAGTAAAAAGTGTGTAAAGAAGGAATTTGCTATTTTTGCTGGTGAGTGGACAGATATGCTGCTTTTCATTGAAAAACGAGAAAAAGCCAGAATAAAAAAACTAATGGCTTTAAATGCTTCAACAAATCCCAAATGATCCATCCTTGCGCTTACCATACTTACCCGGCAGGTGCGTGTTAGTGCCAGATGGTACACTACCACTACCTGCTTCGTATTTTAAAGCTTCACCCCTTGCAGTTTTTGGTGGATCCCATTTTGGGCCTTGTGGTTGTTTATCACTCCTTTTGGAGTAATTACCACCAAATTTTCTTTCAAGTTCCGCATTATCTCTGCGCTTAGATTTCAGTGCATCACTACCACCTTTGATAGGTTTACCAGATATTTTGTACCCAATGGTGTGTTGTGTTTTAAAGTTATTTTCGGACATGTTTTGCACCTCCTATACTTGCATTAGCACCTCTAATAATTGTTCCGGGTCCTTGTGCTCCAGTTTTTAAATTGGTCTTTCCCGGAATAAGGGATGGTGCTGTTCCGATCCCAGCTACTACATTTTTTACATTCCCGCTAAGTGCACCCCTTCTTGCAGAGTTACTTGCAACGGCATTAGCTTTGGGAGAATTACCAAGGGTGTTTTTAGCTCGGTCGAGCATATTATTTACACCCTTCTGTTGATCTGGAGTACCTTGCCCCAACATAACTTCTTGTTCTGCGCTGTTTCTTAAAGTTCTTGCAGCATTTAATTTATTTGCAAAATTACCGCCCATGTTTTCCATGTGATACCCTTTTCAAAGAAGTGAAATGTGAATTGCAATTACGCAGTGGCGGGGGGCATTGAGCCCCCGCCCTGCGCCCCGTCTGGTGTAGGGGTACTTTGTGTAGTCGCTTCTGCACCTTGTTGTGCAGGCCCCGGTTGCCCTACTATTGGCACACCAGTCGGCTGACTCCCCATTAAAGACGGGTTAAGTGGCATATTCTGTGCAAGTATCGCATGACCGGGTTGTGGTCTTGATAAGCCTAGAACAGCCCTTAATTCATCCTCATCCAGTGTTCCACCCATCTGGTAGAACGCCTGTGCAGCTTGCAGTGTTTCCACTGCGTTTGGTTTGTCGATATCAAACACAAACTTGATTTGTGGTAAACCGGGGCAATTGTACTTTTGGAGCACCTTTACCAGATCATGTGTGATGGTTTCCTGCAAATTCATGGCATCATAGCGCACCATTCTTGAGTGCGTGTCTCCCATGATCGCAGCTTCACCCTCTGTCATTTCATTATTATCTGCACCCTGTATGTACCTGCGAATTTGCTGGTCAAAATACGCAGTAATAAGGTCATACAGAAGTTGCGCACCTGCTGGTGAGGGGTCTATGCGCTCGATACCCGGACCACCTGTTGTGTTGTCCCTGTACCTTGGGAAAAGAATGGTGTTGTTGCGCATTTGCTCTTCTGCGCACTGTTTTACTTCTGCAAGTGAGTTCGGGTTTCCAGCCTCAAAGTAGTACACCGTGAGTCCACCTGCACCAATACGCTCCAAGTAGTCCATCAGGAATGTCAGTACCTGACTGCGCAAATACCACAACCAGTAAATCTTGGAACGTATACCAACACCATGAATACCACCTGCAAGTTCACCCTCGTAGAAATCAGCATCCTCAGGTTCGTGCTTGTGGATAAGGATTTGCTCCCTCTCCTCTGGAGTAAAGAAGTGCGCCCTACCCCTGTCAGTAATTGCAAAGTCGCCCTGAAATGTTGCGTGCACAAGTATTCCAGCCTGCCCTGAGTAACGGAAAACCATCTTGTCCCCGTTTACAGGCTTGAAATCCTTCACAACCATGCGCTTTTTACCGTTTGCAAAATCCCAAGAGTAGTTCACCTGCACACCATATCGGCCATAGAAAACAGCCTCAAGCAGGTGCATCAACATCTGTTCGAATCTGGGAGTGCTCTTGAGTATGTCTGTGAGAAGTTTTGCTGCCTCAACCTGCGCAGTGTCTTCTGGATTTGCAGGTTCCAAGTGCCAAGGTAGTTGTGCAGTGGCCATCTGACGGGAGCGAATTGCTTCCATTACCACTGGGTCACGCCTTAGTGCAAGTGTGTTCTTTGCACTGTGTCGCAGTGCCTCATCAAAAGTGTACCTGTATGTGCGACTAGCCCAGTTCACAACCTGAGAGAAGGTCATGAAGTGTGGTAATGGCATTGCACCATCACCCGGAACACGTCCTTCTTTCTTCTGAGCATCAGGGAAATCGTACCCTGACTCTTGTGGAGTTTGTGCGAATGGATCTGGAATTATTGCATCGTTTGCCATGATGTGGACCCCGGCCTTTTAAGCCGGGGTCAATGTGGTTATAACCGTGCCATGTGGGAAATGGCAGAAGTGTCCCTACCTATAAGATACCTTTTGCATCTTTATTGTCAATTGAATTATACTTAAATACATTGCATAATTTTTCTGCATTTAATTTTTTGTAAAGTTATGCTGCTATGCTTGCCGATTACTTTTCTACTTGTAGAATGTGCTTACATGTAAGCAATTTACATGCTTTTTCCTTACAAGGAGTGCTGCAATGATCCCAACTTCAATGTTTGTGTTTAAGTTCTCAGTCCCGTCTCAAACATACCCCGGATCTTCCGTGCAATGTGAGCGCAAAGTGCGTGCCTGTGGTATTGATGATGCGAAACAGAAGTTTGAGCAAGAGTTTTTAGAGTGGGGCGAAGAAGTACCAAAAGATGCAGCATTGTACGAAATTTGGGGAATCCAGTAATGCGCCACGATGCAACCCTATTACAGGCCCTAGAACGCATTGAAATTGCGTTCAGGGCCTCTAAGCCACACATACTCATGCAGGATGCAATAGTGCTCTATAAGGCAATTAAGGAGGCTCAGAATGCGAGAACACAAAATGTACGAAACACTGATGTTCATTCAGGGTGAAGAGGCGCACGAATGGCTTGAATATCTCGATGCAATGGGTGCAGAGAGAACATTGCAACAACTCAGGCAGGAAGGGTATTGGGATATCCCAGAATACTCTTTTGATGAAGCACCATGGGGGGAGTGCGATAAATTGCACTTCGCAGGAGACTATGTCCTTAATTACAACACTGCGATTGGTTACATTGGTGTTGTGAGAGTGCGTAAAGTATTGGATAAGATTTATAAGAACCAATTGTGAAGAAAATATTCTAAAATTTTAGTCTGGTGTATTTTGTGGGACCCCCCCTCCGGGTCCCCCCCTTTTTGCACAAATTTTCCGATGTGCGATTTGCCGTACTCGTAAGTGCTTGCAGTGTAAGGACTTCCGAATAGTGCACATAGCAGGTAGCAAATATACACTGTGTGATGCCTGCGCAAAGCGTGTGCCAATAATAGTGGACAGTGCAGGGTGCAAATAGCCTGCTGCCTGCTAAGCTTGACAACACTGTGGTGCACGAATAGTGCACAACATTAGTAGGAATATAGCAGGTGGTGCGCAGGATGCGCACAGCATTATCCCTGCAATGCAGGTAGCTAAATCGGATATTTGTATCTTGTTATTAGTGCACTAATATGATAGATAGATCTTATTTTGCTACTTCTGCTTCCAAAGCATAATTAGCTATAAGTGCAGGTGCAATATCTTAAGTTATGTACTAGCCTGCTATATTGCTACTATTTAGATAGCTAAATCTTATTTAGCTACTCTGGTTGTATTATCACTCTTATAATGATAATCGTTGGTGCACTCTGTGCACCTGCATGTTATAACATCGGAGCAGGCTGAGCACAACAGCAGTATGTGCGATTGCCTGCGACATCCTTATCACCGCAGTGGTGCATATCATGCACTTCATGCAGGGGGCGCACTTGGTGCGCTACATCTTCTATTCATAGCAGGCTATGCGCACAGCGCATCACATTGCTCTAACTATTGCAGGCTATTGCACTTATGTGCAATCACATGCAGGCTTTTTGCAGGCAGGCTGGTGTCATCCACCAAATATCCCACGTGGAGTTGTTGCACCCATTGCGCCCAGTCCAAACATACCTCGGAATTGTGGAGTGCGCAGGGTGTAATCTGTTGGGGCAGGCTGTTTTACAGCAGGTGGTTTAATCCATGGTCCTGTGTGTTGCAGGCCAGCTAGTGTAACCAAGCACATACCCATTGCAACTGTTCTATCATCATGCAGGCCATTGGTGTGGTCGAACCTATATGTTGCACCACTACTCTTTATGATGAGTGCAGCCATTTCATCCACAAGTGTTTCTCGTTTCCTACCAACCTGCAATGGCGCAGGATCTGCATACCATGCAAGTCTTTTATTCACAAGCAGGCTGCGCAGCAGTTCAGCCATCTCATAATTGCTCTTTCCAGACCTGCCATCGAATCTTTCGACTCTTAAACGCCCCTCATATTTTTGCACAGTGGCTTCCATTTGCCACGGATCAATGATGATTCTTGGGTTGAAAAAGTTTGCTGCAACTCCCTCAATCCAACTATCAACACTTGCAATTGGCACTGGATTTCCCGGTGTTCCCTGAAGTATATCTAATCTGTCAAGCACATACACACCATCAGAATCCAAGTGCATCACACACATTGCTGTGCGGTCTCTTCTGGCCCCGTAGTCCACTGAAGCAACATATTCTGTGCCGTGCAGACCGACAGTGTTGTAAACCAAGTTTTTCTCAACTCCCAGTTGAGTACCAATTGCAATTTCTGATCTAGTTAAATACCCAGACTCTTCAGCAGGGTCAATCCACACATTATCAAGTACTCTTTTTGCAACACCTGCTGGTAGAAGTGCACGGTCTCTCTGTATTGCTTCTGCATCCATCCATGAATTAAGTTGTCCGGGTGCTTCAAACACAGTCCAAGTGGGATCCACCATTACCTGTTCGAGTATTTGGTGCTGCCAGCTACCAAGTGTACCTGCGTTTGTAATTACAACAAATACTGAGCCGGGTCGCTTCTGGCGACCCGACCAAAGAGTATCCCACAAGTCTCTTTTCTTCCAATGTGTAACCTCGTCACATACAACAAGATCACTGCGCAAACCGAATGATGTTGCACTATCCGCAGTAAGGATCTTAAGGATTCCGCCCGGACCTTTGATGCGCTTGGTTCCAAACGTAATACGTTTTGCAAGCCAAGGGTTTAAGCGTGCTTCTGCTGCCATGGATTCAGTAAGTAGTGCAGCTTGGTCAAAATCTGCTGCTGCTGCAACAATTTCAATAGGCTTACGGCTGAATGCAAGTACCCAGTTGCAAAGGCGTGCAAGTCCAGTTGTCTTGTCATGTCCACGTGGTAATGTTTCCCAAGTGTTACGTGGTCCCTTGTAATCTGGTCGCAGTCCGCACAATGCCTCAATAGGCTGCATCATGTAATCTGCACGTTTCCATTGCCAGTCACGTGCAACGTGTGCAAATCTTCTGGGCTCAGGGCGTGAATCAATAATTACACTGTCCAGATAACCCTTCACACTACGTGCGCTAGCAAGCTCTGCAATTGCATACGCCTGCTTAAGCTTGTTTTCCAGTTCTGTTCTTGTGTAACCTGCTGACATTGTATCACCTGCCTATTATGCTACATTGCAATAGGTTTCTATATTACCCCCTATTTAAGGAGTTGTGAAGTGTCAAATTCTGAGTATGGTGTTGAGAAGTTCTATTCCCTGCGTGCTACATTCAAAAAGGATGTGTACCAATCGCAGTGGCAAAAGGACATGCACAAGATGTTTGATTTTGGTAACCAGCTTACCAAGCATAGAAGGGATTTACTGCACTATCAGATACTAAGAGATGATGGTTCTGTGGTCTTTGATTCGCACCATTGCAATTAGTGCACTAAGTGCACTAACAGACGTTAAAAAAACAGGGGAACGCTTGGCGGCTTTTCCCCTGTTTTTTTACTTATGTATTTATTATACCTATGCACTCTTTTATGTGTCAAGATAAACTTCAAAAAAACTATGCATCATTTACCCACTGTGGATAGCGAGTACAACCACCACAGAAAGAGTATGCAACCTACCCACAGTCCTGCTGTGGCGTAGTTCCAAGCAGGATGATTTTGATAATAGTGCTCATTAATAATAACCTTTAACTTGCGCATGGTTTCTTTGTCAAATTCACTCATGGTGCACCTACCTTGGTAAAGCTATCCCACTCTTTAGTAGTCATCCACCTATACCCTTCTGGTAGGTTATCATCTTCATCAATCATGTCTAAATGAAATCCATCTTTACCAATCACCAGAAAGTTACCCCTAGAAAATAAGTGCTCGTAAACATACTCACCATGAAGCTTTCCAAGTATTCTAAACATGTTATTTACCCTTCTTAGAATTGGTGTAATTGTAGAATCTTTCCCTCATTTGCTGCCTTGTTAGCCTGTTACCGCTCTTATTGCAGAAGTGCATTAGATCACTTGGTCCGAACAATTCAGGATCCATTACTGCATACTCCACAGGAGCATATGGGTTGTCATTGCTGGCAAGTGCATTGGAGTAGTTGCTGCACAACAATTCCTGCAACTCAGGGGATATTTCCTTGTGCACCTTGTTGGGGGACTGGATCTCAGTCCCCCTCTTGATTAAACCTGCTTTCATCAGTGCATGTATGCTATCATTCATGATAATTCCCCCTATTTGCTTGTGATTGCTTTTGTTGCTTCCAATATGGCACTTAGACGGTTCAAGTGATTAACCTCTTCAATTTGCTCCATCTCCATTGCAAACTTAACCAGTGCAAAGTAGTGTTTGCTTGCATCTACCCTGCTCCTTTGACGGTCAATCTCAGTGCGCACATTAACCACACCAAAATCATCTGTTTGTGCCTCTTCCCAGATCTTCTTTGCACCAACACCGCAGGTTGGATAGTACTTGACCACACTGTGGAACATGGAAACCCACTTGTACTGTTTTGCTCCAAAATCGTATTCCTGCACACCTTTGCGAAACAGGACTATCTTCCTGTACCCTGATTCATAACTTGCAATCTTTACAGTTGTCTTCTTCTTCTTGAACATTGCAGCACTCCTGTTTGTTAGTAACCAGCAACCACCTTAGTTGCATGGTTGTATTCTATGTCTACTTGTATCATCGGCAAGCTTAGCAGCAATTCTTTAATTATTTTTTTTGCATGCACAAAAAGAAAAAGGCCCCTGACATTACTCAGGGGCCTTATGGTTCACTACTTTGCAGTGTTTTTATGTTTTCCCGTATCTCACGGAGGGTTTCACATTAAACACAGAAACACACCAATCATTACATTTAGTTATTCGCTACATGTGGAAAAATATTACAGAAAATCTTCCTGCAATTTAAAAATTTTGTATCCCCTGCAAAATGCACAGGGTTACCCTGAGGATCCCTGTCATACACTGGTAAATCCTCCACAACCAACCTTGGTTTCAGCATGTGCAGGATACTCTTACCAGTCAACACCCTGACATACTTACACTTCTCATAGTCATATGCCCTGTAAACCGTTCTAATTCGCTTTTTAGCGCAGTTTTCCCCCTCGGTAGGCCTTTCCCTCAACAGTACATCAGTAATGCGTATTAAGGGCATTCTAGGCCCTAATTTGGCACGGTACACAAAACCCTTCATAATCTTGTCTGACATCATGTTAAAACTCCCTTTTATATTTAAATTCCAGTGCAATGTCATGTATTTTAGATACGTCTGGGGAGTACTTGGTACTAAGGCCGGATTCCCAAGAATTGCGACCCGTGCACCCTGCACAGATAAGAACGCAGCATACTAGGATCTTTTTCATGTTTGCACCTTTTGTGTAATTGTATTATCGGCATACAATGGTGCAATGTTTAATAAAATAAAAACCCGGCGTTAGGCCGGGTTTTAAACGAACTACTAATCTTTTTTAAATTAGTAGTTAGTACTCATAGTTACCCAGTAGCTCGTGCAGGATTGCAACCTGAGGTGGTGACAGATCTATGCTTTGCTCTAAAGAATCGTTCTTTTCAATCTTGATGTTAGCACCAGACTCACTGAAGGTAACGTGCACAATGTGCTCCGCATCTCCCCAGAAGTGCTTCACAGCGCAGTGTAATAGGTTACCGGGCATAGTCTTCATGGTTGCTCCTCTCTGTTAGGGTTAGTGTATGTCTGTACAGTATCATTTGTGCCATCATCAGACAAGGTTAGCTGTGAACTGTTTTCAGAATTTTCCAAAACAATTTCATTTGGAATTGTGATTCCCCACATAGTAGCTTGGTGCACAAGTTCAGCATCCGTCATGGTGGTGTATGTGATGCTGGTTTCAGACTTCTTGGGAGCCTCCAAACCAAGTATTTTCACCTGCCTGTCCATGATGCTGAGTACGTCTTGCAAAGACTCCCTGTCACCACCAACAGCCTGTTGATAGTACGCCTTCAACAACTCATCATAGCGTGCAAGAGTAAGCGAAAGTGCCTTCTCTGCAACTTGGGAACCCTCTTTCACAATGTGCTTAAATTCACGTTCTACATAAGAGTATGCTGCCTGCCTTGTAACTCCCATTACACGGCCTATCTCAGCATAAGTTAATCCCTGCTTTCGCAGTTGGATTGCTTGTAACCTACGTTCCTTTTTGAGTATCTTGTGCTGGCTCATTCTGTTCTTCTTTCCGGGATTGTTGTCCCCAGTAAAATCTGTGCTCATGATCATCTCCTAAAGTACTGGGTAGTTTTCCTTCTTGCACCTTTTCCAATGTCCACATGATTGCAAGTATGTTCCAACATGCAGCAGCAAGGTGGTCCTCAGTGTCGTTGTGCTGGATCCACTTAGACAAGTGCCTCACTGCACTGTCAAAGTATCTGGAAACAGGTTGTCCCTTTTCCCAGTTTTTATCACCATATTTATGCGCACCATTTTCTGTATGCTTCGCAATTCTTTCAATAGCGCACCATGGTAACAAGTCGTACCTCCCCTTCCCTTCCCTAGTGTCCCTTCTGGAACCAGTGGAAAACTCTTCCCTCTTACCACTGTCAGGAAGTTCAAATATGGAATGAGTTATTTGCATCACGGTTTCCCCCAGTAATCACACACAGCAGCTTCAACCTCACTCTGCACGTACCCCATAAGAACACCATCCATGGATTCTTTCATCATCCGCACCACAGTATCCTTGTGTGCTTCTGGATTGTCATCAGGAACCTCAACAACCAACTCATCGTGTACGAATGCAACAACAGGATAAATTTGGGACACGTTGTAAAGCGATAACTTTGCGCCGTCCGCAGCTAATCCTTGAAACTGCGTGTTGCACGATTCTGTGTACTCGGCACAGCCACGCACTCTGCCTGTCAGTGTTATCACAGTGGTTCCGAACAACCTTCTTCGCAGTGTGTCGCTACCCTTCCTGCTTCTGATTGCAAGTTCTGTGGTTGGGTCGTTGTTTAATTTCTCAAGACATTCCCACACCATGCGCCTGAACGCACTGTTGTAAGGTTGTCCATCCCTTGTACGATTTTTACCGGACACAATGTCCACCACAGGTTGGAATGTAAAAAGGCCCTTGTCTTTCAATCCAAAACAATCGCATATTTCCTGCACGTTAATGTTCAGATTTGTACTAAGGTTACCCAGAGCACTGCTGGAAAGATATTCACTAAGTTCAGGGTAGATCTCACTAACCAGCATGTTGCGCCATAGCTTACTTTCAGTAAGACTCATTTGCGCACCGTAGGTTGCCTCCGCATATTCCTTCAAAGATTTTGCACCAAGTCCCCCCGGCACACCGAAGTTTACAGCTTTCGCACAGAACCTGTAATGCTTGAACTTTTCAGGATCCTTGCCTTTCATTGCAAGGAAGTCTTTGTACTGCATTTTCAACAACATCGCAGCAGTGAAACTGTGTGGGTCAATACCCTCTTGGAAAGCTTCTGCAAGTCTTGAGTACCCAAACTTACTCATGCATATTGCAGCAAGACACCTGAGCTCTACTGCGTTGTAATCTGCGACAACAAATTTGCAATTCTCATGTGGCACAAACAACTTCCTGAACCATGCGTGCTTTGGCATTTGTTGCAGGTTAGGCTTGCTGCAAGAAGTGCGACCCGTGCGAACCAAAGGTTGATAGTGAGGGTTCACGCTGCCACTTTTTATCTGATCCACAAATTGCAATAGCTTTGCTTTTGTTTGCATGTCCAACCAGTTCTGGATGAACTCATGCTTGTGTTGGGACCAATACTCACCACTGATGGTGATTTCATTACTCTTCTCTGTCGATGGAACCTTTTTGATCTTTAGTGTCTCTGCAATTTCGTGCAGGTATATCCTCAGTGCCTTGTTGTCTAGGCTTGGAACACCTGTTACAGGATTTACAATGAGTTGCCCCAGTCTCTTTTTTACACTGTCCCTCTTGAACAACGATGGGTACTTTTCCAGAAGCCATTGCACCTTGTCCTGTATTTGCAGCTTGATCTCCATTGCAACATCCTGTTGTGCCTTGGAGTCAACCTTAATTCCCACCCTCGTGCAGTCAGTGAGGGCGATGGATCCCTTTAATTGTGTGTGGTGCGTGAGAGGTCCGTGCTGAGACTGCAAGCATTGAAACTTGTTTGCAATGTTCACTGCAACAGGGTGCAACTCGTTGAATAACTCTCGTGCAACCTTCGCATCAAGGAGCGCATATTCAAGCATCCTGTCAGGCACAAGTTCTAAAGCCTTCTTGTGAAACTGCGCCCACTCAGTCTGTGCACTTTTATCAAGTGGTTTATTTAGAAAGTACTCAGACAGGTCCGCTAGGGACCTAGTCCTGAGCGGACCGTCCTCCTCACCATTTGCAAGACGCACAAGGAAGTCTAATATCATGGTGTCCCACGCACGCCCCTCATCAACCATTCTTTTCCACGTGGCGCAGTCTTCCATGTATTCCAGTGCGTTGTACACGACATGAAAATCAAAAGCAAAGTTGTGAGCAACTATCGGGCAACCACTGTTGTATATCTCGTACACCCACTCTGATATTCTTTCAGGTGGAACTATAAAAGATTGTGATTCTGTGGCACATGTTAAAACAATCAGTTCTGGAATTTTACCGGGCTCGATCAGTGTGGTTTCAGTGTCAAACGCAATTGCACCATCACACACTATCGGCTGGCCCCTCCAGAGAGTCTTCTGCAATAGTGTTGACATCCTGTATCCCCTCTAACGCAAGCTTTTCACAAATACACTTCCACAACCACCATGGTAAAATTGTTAGTGGTTCATCCTTGTCACGTTGCACATGCAGGATGTCATTAGTACCCAACCACTTGTACAACTGCTGGAATCCACTCGCACGTGCTTTCATTTCGCAGGTAAATTCGTGTGGCCCAACGTAGCACTTGATATCACCCCTGTAACCCTCCACAGCACCACTCAGTGGAACACGGTGCGCAAAAACACCGGGTATGTCCATATACCTGCGCACCATTTCCCTTTCCCTGCGTGCACCTTTGTCACGGGATTTTTTTCCACTCATTTTAAACTCCCATCTTTGATGGTATGTGACTCCTGCAGCAACGTATTAGCTTTGTGCAGGAGTGCTTCTGTGCGCTCTGCGATATAGGTAGCCCTAGGGGTTTTCCGCTCGTAGAGTAAAAGATACTCCTGTAAACATTCCATAGAATCCTTCAAACAGGATTTCATACCGTTGTAACTCTCCACGGGAACCACACACACATTTTTGCTACCCACAGCATCCCCCAATTGCACTGAGTGCACCTTTATCCCTGCTCTTCTTCCCTGCCATCTCCAACCTCCAAAATATTTGGACAGTGCTCAGCTAATTCGAGAACATTGGTATCCCATGGGTAATGTCGCAGCAATGTCTTAGCTTTATTCCTGATGTGCTTTGGAGCACCTTTGTACGCACCATTGGAAAGATTTACAAGAAACTCCCTCGTGCTCACTAAGGCATGTGCTCGTTGTGCAGGTGTTGTCACTTCTCAGACCTACCCTTCCACGTCAACTTGGTATCCTGCCAAGAAGTACCACACTCAGTGAATCCAAAGGCCCAAGATGGTTGCTTAGGTGCAAGATTGTTCTTAACCTGCCCTAATACACGATCATCACTGTCGTCATCTTGAATCATGTACAAACACACTCTGGATGCAGCAACGATTGCAATGGATCCAGAACCCCTGTACATCTGTGATACACCAACAGACTGCTTGGTGAGGTGACGTATCATCAGGACACACGCTCCGGTGCGCTCTGCCATTTTGCTCAGTGGGCTCAACACTTGGCGTATGTTTTGGTCCTTGTACGAATCCACATCATCCCCAAGGAATGCAAGTAGTGGATCCATCACCACCAGTACTATTCCGAGTGATTCAATGATTTGCTCAAGCTCACCAATCTTTTGAGGAAAAGTTGGGTGCACTTCCCAGAAGTACACTTTGGATAAATCCGCACCTGCTGCACGCATCCTTGGTACAGTAATTCTTCCCGGATCGTCTTCTGCGCTTAGAAACAAAACACTACCACAAGTTGGTTTTGTGGAGGTTCCCGGAAATGGTGTGCAAGTGGTTATGCGCATGGCTATGTCAGCGCACAGTGTGCTCTTGCCCAGACTTGGATCACCCTCAAGTACAACAAGCATTCCCTTGGGTAACCAACCGTGCCACACCCACTCTACAGGTAAGGTCTTGTAATCTGATGCAGGTCTTACGCCCTTAATTGCAGTATCGGAAGGAATCTTTTCTATTGTGGTTATTTCACATCCTGCAAGAAGAGCATCGTCTATTCCCTTGTATTCGGGATTCCAGACCTCTATTAGGGTCTGGAACCCCTCATTCTTCAGTGCATAGTAGAAGTCAGTTAGTGCTGCCTTCACGTTTGCATTACTCTGCCAGTCAGAGTCAAATGCAATTCGCACTGATTGTGCACCGAGGTTGCGGAGAACTGGGAGTGCTGTTGACCAGTTGTTTACTCCAGCAACCCCGATAGTCAGGGTTGTATCATCCACACAGCAGGCAATTTCACATTTTAGCACACCCTCTGTAACTCGCACAGATGTGCGAGTATTTCTTTCAAGTGCCTGCCATGGCACATGTGCGAAACTCTTCGCAGAGGTGTCTCCAGTAAACCAAATGTACTTTGGTGTACTGTTTGTCAAAATCTGGAAACCGCACACTTCCTGCTTTTCATTCATCACAGGAAGAAGTATTCCAGACTGTGCCTTTATGCGTGCACCATTTGGTGTACTGCAAAATCCCGGCACACTGTATAAATCATCACCAAACTCCTCGAACAACTGAATAACACTGCGCCTTGTAACGGAATCAGCTAATGAACGGAACCCACCCAAACAAATCCATTCATCAACTAATCCCCTTGATGCAAGCAAGTCTTTATCACAAGGCGACAGTTGTGCGCATTGAATAAACCTCTTAAAAACCATGTTCCACAGTGAATAGTCATCCTGTGGGAACAAATCTTTCCACTCAAGCTCCAGAGCATGCAGGATATCCAACTGCTTACAACCTGCATGGCACTTCAGTACTATCGCACCATCTTTCTGCCTTATCGTCAGAGATGGTGAACTATCCTCATGTGCAGGACAGCACGCCTTCCACTCAGTACCACTACGGCTTACCTTTTCCAATTTTCCCAGCACTAAATCCATCGCAGTGCTTTTCGTTCCACTCTGTTTGCTGCTTAAAAACATCTTCTAACTCTCCTACATCCAACTGGTAACCACTCAAACGGTTGCACTCCCGGCTGTGGTGTATAGCAAGTTTCCTCAAATTCTCTGCCAATTCAGCTATGGCTAGGTAATACGCACATCCATTCACAAAAAACGGTTTTCCGCTGTCTTTGCTGGAATACTCCTGCACCAGTTCCTTATACACATGAATGCAACTACTTTGCATCTTGTGCAGCTTTTCAGCCCATCCGAGAACTACGATGCCAAAAGCATTCAGAGTATCTTTGTCTTCTTTGGTTTTTAAATACATTGTGTTTGTGAGTGGGGGCGCAGGGGATACGCCCCCATTCACTACCTCCGTGTTAGAATGGTGTACGCTCTCTCCTTGGCGCATTTTGGAATGTCTTTACAACCTTCTTGGTTTTAACTGGTGGTGGCGCAGGAATTTCCTCATCCTCAGAAACAACCACCGCATCATCATGCTCAACCTGCTCTTCTTCCTCTGGTGCATCTTCTTCCTCCTGAAGTAGTTTTTCCTGCTCTCGTTTAAACAACTTTTCAAACCTTGAAAGAGTTGCATTTCCCATTTTTGCACTTGGTTTTTGTGCTGGATAAAGTCCAATTCTCTCCCGCACAATTCCCTTGTGATCATCTGCATGTTTGATGCTAACCTTCACTGGTGTACCAATCATTCCACTTTCCTCCTCATGCTCAAGAGCAAGACCAGAAAGTTGGGTGCTGTGGTATCCCAACTCCCTGATCGACTTCACCGTGTATGGTAGTGCACGTTCAGTCAACCATAGAAGAACCCTGCGCTCTACCTCCACACCGTGCGCATTGATAAGGACATCAAACACCACACATGGCGTTTTCTTATCCCCAATCTCAGTGAGATCATGGCCCACAATTTTTCCGTTGTAATTTCCCACAGCAATCAAATCAGACATTGTTACTCTCCTTTAGATGAATTGACAAATTGGATTGCACGCTTGAATTCCGGTTCTGTAATACTTTCAATGCTTTGGATTCCGAGGTTTTTGCAGAGCTTTGGAACTGCAATACCTCGCTCTGCACACATTGAAAGAAGTTTGTACCTATCCTCAACACTGACCTCAGAGGATGGAACAAAAGTTTTCTCCTCTCTCTCATCATCGAACACGTCTTCATCACTCACAGCACCTCCAAGTTCCTCAGATGTGTACAGAGGAAATACTGAAACATCAGGACAAAATGCACGCCCACCAGCAGTAATGCAGCGTGCAAACAACATCGACTTTGGATATTTGACCCAGTTATCTTTTGAGGTAAGTCCGGCTTTACGTGCATCCTCAATGGTGTAAGTCCACGTACCGCACTCCTCACCATCCTCAAAAAACATCAATGTGCATTCCTTCTCACTGAGCACTTTTGGCCTGTAGTTGTAACGTGGCCTAGACTTTTTAATCATGGATGCAACAAGGTTAGCTGAGAAGGTTGGAGTACCCTGCACAATTTGAATATTCTTCAAGCTTGCAGCAGCACCAAGGCCAACTTCCCGGCCTATCATGATGCGGACAACCGCACTAGCTGCATCCCTTACATCCTTGTAAAGTCCACTCTTCACAGCATTGTTCGCAAATCTTTCAACTTCAGAAATGCTGTTTAAAGCAATATCATTCTTTAGGACCAATGCATTAGACATTATTCTTCTCCTTCGTATTTTGGTATTCCGCCGGGCGCAAGATATTCAAGCGAACTATAATGCACAAAAACTACTTGCTGTCTTCCACTGCAAGGTTCACCCTGACCTTGGAAAGATGTGTTAATAGGATTGTCGAGTTTTACTAGGTAACCACTAGCAAGAGAGTCACCATGGTAGTAGCACACAAGACCTGAGCACACCTTGCCGTGCACCACTTCTGCGGGGTTGTTTTCAAACAACCCCCAGACGTGAACATCGCAGTAGAGTGGTAAAAAGTCTTGGATACCCACCACATTTGTTTCGCCAGCTTGAACTGGTGCATCATCCAGTGCCACATCAATTGACTCTTGCATCTTCGCACTCCTCTAAAATCTTCTTGTTTGTCAGAACACTTGTTTCAAATTCCCACCTGTCGTAATCTTCGTATCCACCACAATCGCACTGTTCTTGCTCGTCCATTACTCCACCTCACTTTCTGGGTAGAGTTCAATTCCTTGGCGCACAAGTTCTTCGCTTAACGCCTGATCCTGCATTTCGCAGGAGTAAATAGTTTCATGTTCCCAATTCTCACCCCACGTTGGTGTGTAGATGGTGTACACGTTCCCTGTGATGGATGAGTGCAATGCTGCATCAACCCCATCGGCTTCGAGCAAGAAGATTCGCACCCTGTCTGGTCGCATCGAGCACATGGTTGCTTTAATAGATTCTCGTTGGTTGGAAACGATGCAGTTGAGACATTCAAGGAATCTGTACCACTGGTCGTTTGCCAAACTTGGGCGCAGGTTGCGCAATGCGTGAACAATCCGATCTGCAACAAAATAGCGAACATTCTTATTAACCACCTTTTCACAAACAGCACTCATAGCAGCACTCCTAAACTTTGTTCTACAGCCATCACTGCGATGGTTGTATGATCAATCTACAAACATATTCGGCAGACGCAATATAAAAAACCTTGTAATTTTTTCAAAATGTCGCAAAACCCTTGCAGACATAGTGTTTTTCTGCTAAAAATTTTTTCTGAGAGTGCTGCTAACATGTGTAAAGGAGTGCAAGTAGATGTCGCCTAAAAACCCACCAGAAAAAAGTGGCGAAGATGAAACAACCACTGTTCGTGTACGGCGTAAAACGCTGCATTTAATGCAGATAATTGCAGCTTGGAAGAACCTTACCCTGACGGATTATTTAGATCACCTGATGCGAGAACAGGGTACAAAAGACCTAGATTCCATGAAAAAGAACATTCACACCCTGTAGGAAAGTGCAAATAAAAACCCCGGCCCTAAAAAGCCGGGGTTTTTTTACGTCTGTGTGAGTAACTTCTTAGAGTAAGTTAAAAAAGAATATATTCTTTTTTAACTTACTCTAAGAAGTACTAAGTGTACTTAGTGCAATATAGAGTAATATAGAGTAATATATAAAAGCAAATATCGTGCCAATTTGTACAGTGACGTACAGTAAATGTACAGTAAACCACCTCAAACAAGCAAAAATGCACTTCCAAACAAAATGTTTAAAGAAGTGCATAAGTTCAATAACAGCAAGCTTTTACGGCCCGTGAATATATGCGCCCGGTAAGATTCGAACCTACGACCCTCGGTTTAGGAACCAGAGAACTCGATACGCTGAAACCCTTTGTAAATAAGCATATTCCGCACATACCGGAAGGGGTGGGAGACCAAAAAGGAGACCAAGAATTTCTGAACTCAAAGCTCTTGGAGCTTAACTTTGCCTGGCCAAGCCTTCCAACAGCAATCAAGATGCTTATAGTTTCTATTTTCCTGAAAAGCCGGGAGGGTAGTCCTTGCCAAGGCTAGGCTGATTGAGGTTTGTCGGTATTGCGACAAGCCTTTTCTAGGAGGGGACCTTCCTGGTAAAGCATGGATACCTTTGGCGCTTAGTTCAATTCCTAAATCCGCCCATTGATAATTCAGGTAACTTAATTCCCTACCAACCCGCGTCATAATCTGCTGGCCAAGCCATATGGTTTAGCTGCCTTCAACCATGGGCATGCATGGTGGCAGGAGGATCTTATGAACGCAGTTTTAACTTCTAGGCCTATCAAGCAGGAAAACCCACTAACCGTCCAGGACAAGTTTCAAAGCACCCGTAAAGAGCTTTCCAATTCGCTTATTGAACGCCAGGAGGAAATCGATCTTGCATTGACGTGTCTTCTGGCCAGCGAGCACCTGCTTCTGGTAGGGCCTCCGGGTACGGGTAAGTCTTTGCTAGTTGATAGTCTCATGCAATGGATGCATGGGAGCAAATTCGTATATCTGTTAAACCGCTTTACGATGCCAGAAGAGCTTTTAGGCATGTACAGCCTTTCGGAGCTGAAGTCTGATCGGTTTGTACGGATAACCCAAGGCAAACTTCCCGAGGCGCAGTTTTGCTTCTTGGACGAGATATTTCGGGGTTCACCTGCGATTTTGAATATTCTTTTGAAGATTCTCAACGAAAGAACATTTGATAAAGGCGATGGTATTCAACGCAGAGTTCCCTTGGAACTCTGCGTGGCAGCGGCCAATGACTACCCTCAAGGGGATGAGGCTAAAAGCTTGGGTGCGCTCTTGGACCGCTTTCTGGTACGTAAAACCGTTCAACCGATTAAAACGAAGAATGGCAGGCAAAAGCTTCTTTGGGCTAACAGCCTGGCGGAGCTGTCCACTTCTCTGGCTAAGCCTGAACTTGAGGCAGCCAGGCTGGATGCCCAAGGGCTGGATTGGTCCAAGGAAGCAATGGATGCCCTGGAGAACATTCTTCAAGACCTAGCCAGGGAGGGCGTGGTTATTGGGGATCGCAGGCAGGCAAAGTCAGTGGTTTTGGTAAGGGCTTATGCCTGGCTTCAGGGCGCAAGCGAGGTACTTCCAGAGCATTTGGAAGTCCTGCAGCATGTGCTTTGGACAGAACCCACTAAAGAGCCTGCCAAGGTAAAGAGTGCCATTCTCAAGCATGCCTCACCCACGGGCATGAAGGTAACGGGGTTGCTTTCCGAGGCACAGGAAGTGCTGGAAGGCTGTAATCCTGCCGACCTGGCTCAGGCAGCGACCACAGCCGCCAAGCTGACTGAGGTTCAGAAGAAGCTTTCTAGCTTGAAGAAGTCTGAACGGGTCAGAGAGGCTCTAGACTTCGTCAAGAACCAGATTCAGCAGCTTCGCCTCAAAAGTTTGGATTCCATCTAATTGTACTTACCCATTTCTTAAGGCCGCAGGGGTTACCTGCGGCCTTTTTCATTTCCAAGGAGGATTTTATGACTGAGGAACGATTGCAGACCTTGCTGGTATCTCCTGAGATACCAGCAGTTTTACAAAAAGAGCCCATTCAACAGCCAACTGAACTCAAGCTCGACCTTTGGGACCTTCGGCAGGGCGAGACCTTACTCAGCGAAAGCCCAAAGCTACAGCAGATGGCGTTGAGTAAAGAAGAAGTGTCTGATCTTCATGGAATGGCGTTCCTGCCAGAGTTGCAGTTCCATGAAACACCCACAGATCCTTTAAGGCATGGCTTTATGAAGCAGATGCTTCAAAACCTTGATTTTCAAGGCCTTAAGCAGGGTACAGCCCTAAACGTTGTCGCTTCTCAAATAGCAACCCTGGCTTTTTGCGAGGCATTCCAAGCACTGAAGGGAAAAGTGGAGACGTCTCCAATCAAGTTACCAGAATCCAAAACTAAGGATATCGAATGTATGATCAGTGTTGCTAGGGCTGCTGAAAAGGCAGAATTGGAAATTAATGACTTTAACCAGGCATGCGATGCTTATGGTTTAGGCTCTGGAAAACCCGGAAGATCGCTGGATTCGAAGGAACTTGCCAATCTTTTTAGGTGTTTTCAGGCCAATGCTGTCATTAGGCAGATTGCCAGGCTGGCAGGCTGCTATAAGCAGGTGGCCCAGGGTTGTCACAACATCCTTGGAAATAATGGCATGGATCACTTTACAGGAGTAGTCCTGGGATGTGAACTTAGCCGGATTCTTCCAATGGAATTGCTAAGAATCGCCCTGCCTGAACTGGAATTGGACTTCCTAAGGCGCTTTGCAGAAGGCCAGCTTCAACTAAGGGACTTTGAAAGCAACGATCCAGCAGGTTTAGGGCCTGTAGTGGTTGTTGTTGATGAGTCCGGCAGCATGAACGGGGCCAAAATTGAGCATGCCAAAGCGATTGCTTTGACCTTTGCCTGGCTTTCGAGGTGTCAAAAGCGCTGGTGTGGGCTTGTCTCTTTCAGCGGAGGTACTGGCCACTCTCTTTTGGCTATCCCTCCGGATAGTTCCAAAACCAGGGAACTCCTGGATTGGAGTGTGGCATTTATCGGCGGAGGGTCTGATCAAGATCTGCCAGTCAGCGAAATGCCAGCCATCTTTGCTCAAATAGGTGCACCTTCAGGAAAGACCGACCTGATTTACATTTCCGACGCCCAACTCCGGATAAATACCAACCATGCAGAGGCTTTTCTGGAATGGAAAGCTTCTGTAAAAGCTAAGCTAACCAGCCTGGTCATCGGCTCTGAGCCTGGTGACTTGGCAACCATTTCGGACAAGGTTCATCTTTTTGAAATGCTCAGTCCGGCTTTGATCGGGTCTGAGCAATTCTTTTCTATTTAAACCATTCACTAAGGGGGTTTTCTATGATCGCGAATATGCGGGATATGCTCGCTCACGCTAAACAAACGGAATTGCTGGGCGAAGTGGTCTCTTGGAATTGCAACAAGGCCTGCGTAAGTCACAAGGATCTTGTAAAGCTATTGGAAAATCTGGAGCTACCTACCTGCCTAATGCCCGATTTGCCAGTCCAGTCTGCCTTCCGCAGAGCCTGCAAGTCACTTGGGCAGAAAAGGCTGGTCAAGGTACTGGAAGAGAATGCTGAAAACATTAGTTTTCAGTTTACCTTGGAAAAAAGGGATGCCGAGTTCTTCATCTACCAGACCGAGGCCAAGCTGACCGTGGCAAAGGATACTGGGAGGGTAACCTGTGGAATTGAAGAGCTCAAAGAGGCGGTTCAGAGGGAGCTGGATCTTGAGCTTTCCAGAAGGAAGGGGGCGGACATTGGAAGGATCCTGGTCCGGCTCATTGATCAGAATGGAGGACTCTTCCCAATAAGGCCCCAGGGTGGCTGTTACTTTGTTGCCCAAAGGCACCAGGATTTTGTGAACAAGCTGGAAAGCCTGGTGCTTCGCCTTGGATGCACGATCCTGCGATTTCCGGTGCCTTCTGGAACCCGTGAAGGAGACAGGTCCGTCAAAGATGCCATCGCAAATGGTCTTAGCAACTTGGTGAATGAGTATCTTTCGATGATTGAAGCCTTTGGGGCAGATACCAGGGAAAGTAGCTTCGAGAAAGCTGCCTCCCAGATCCAGCAGGCAAGGTTCAAGGTGGAAACTTATGCCGGTTACCTTGCCGGGGAACAAGCCCGTCTCCAATCCATGCTGGATGAGGCTTCCGCGAAGCTTAAGGAAAAGGTTGCAAGCTTGATGGCTGTCTAATTGTTTGTGGTTCCCAATTCAGGCCTGCCTCTTTCGGGGCAGGCCTTTCTCTATTAAGGGAGTCTGATCATGGGTGCTCGACAAAAGCTCAATGTGGCAAATTTCAATGGATGTTTGTTGCTGTCAGCCATTTTTGGAGCTGCTACGGAATCCTGGCTTGTGTTTTTCCTGGTGATGCTGGTTTTCGTAGGGTTTGCCTATCACCAAAGGTCCATTCGCATTTGAACCATAGAAAGGAGGCTTTATGAAAGCTAAAAAGATCGCTGATGAACTAGGTATTTCTGTCCAAAGGCTGAGGCATATGGGTTTCAGTCTGAAGAGGATCGTGGTGAAGAAAGTCTTCTCACGAACAAATGGGTGTTTGGTTCAAATTCTCAGAAAAGAAAGGCAGGTTTAACATGATGAGGTTGAATGTTGGTTTAAGCAGGAAAGTTTCTGATAACCATTATGGTTCCAAAGGCGGTAATGTGAACCTTGAAGTGGAAGTGGATTCGGCGATGCTAGGGGATCCATCAAAGCTCAAGCTGCACATGCAGAAGCTTTTCGAGTTAGCTCGCAATGCCCTTGATGAAGAAGTTGGCAAAATAGCAGTGAAGCCTGAAATGCTCCATACTCCTGCCAAAATACCGGCTATCCAGGACCATCAAGTTGAGAAACCATCCCAGAATGGCTCCATAAGGCGGGCTTCTGAAAAGCAATTAGCTTTGATCCAGGGCCTTCTGAGAAAAGGTAAGATTCCTTATCAACCACTGTTAGATGCGCGAAATGTTGGTTCTTTCAACGAACTAACTGTTAAGGAGGCGAGCCTGTTGATTGGCGAGTTAAAGGCAGAAATTAGTTAACCATCTAAAAACCACTTGCATGGCCATGGCTTTAGCCGATGCAGGTGTTTTTTTTAGCGGTCAGATAGTGCGTTCGTCGCCTCTAACCACAAGTGTCTGAATCACTTCACAAGTGCACGACCAAAGCAATTACCGCCTCGGTGTATGGAAAAAGGCCAAGCTGGATTACATCTCGTCGTGCGTTGCTCAAGGTATTTGACGACCGATTGGCATTCCGACACATCTTGCCAGATAATCGGATACATTAGATTTGACAAGTCCATGCCACGCAGCTAGGTTTATATCTATTTTAGCGCAATTCAGAGTTTGAATACCTGTTGGACTGCGGAGGAAAACCATGTTGCAGTTTCGCACCTTTCCCCTACTAGCGGTCACGCTGCTCGCGGTGAGCTGTTCGCCGGCCGCGCAGGCAGTCGAGGGAGACAAGCATCTGCCCGACGACACCGCAGCGATACTCTCGATCGACTGGAAAGCCTTCACGGAGGCCAAGCCCGCAAGCACCACAGTGGGAAAGGCCTTGACGAAGCTGTTCGATCACAGCGAAATAGCTAAGTTGTTCGCCAAGCGATTGAGCTTCAACGTTGCCACGGACCCGACCCGCATCATTGTCGCGCTTGTCGGCAAGGATTTGACCCCACTTATCCTCATGTATGGCAAGTGGGACACCGGGGCTTTCATCGAACATTTCCCGCGACTAATGAAGGCACAAACCAACATCGAGATTAGTGCCATAAAGTTCGAGGAATTGGCGATTCAACAAAACGATATCGGCTCCAGAAGACAGGCCAAGACACAATACCTGTGCGTGGTTGGTCCTGATCTATGTGCGATGTCTTCGGACGAGGACTGCCTCAGGTCACTGATCCATAAGTACAATGCCAAAGAGTCGAAGGGGCCGAACAACGAAGTGATCCGGGGGTTGATTGCGAAGGTTGATCAGAAGCAGGTGGTTTGGTTCGTTGCATCCCCGGAGTCGGTGAAAGATATACCTGCCTTAAAAGGCGTTCAGGTCCCCCCGAATTTGACGGGCGTTCACGGTCAAATCGCCTTCAAAAAGGGTATCTCTATTAGCTTCACGTTGGAAGGCATCGCCAAAATGGATGCTAACGATCTCATCGACAAAATGGATGTCGGGTTTGCTAATTACAAGCCGGTGCTCAAAGTCCTCTTCGCAACATATGTTAGATTTGCTCCTATGCTTTTGGGCGTTTCAATTGAAAAACTCTTCGACTTCCTCGGTTTGGAGGAGAATGAGGACGCATTAATTGACTTTTTCAGCTTCAACAAATTGAAACTCGACACGAGCACAGGCACAAACACGATGAAGGCCGAACTGTACTTGCCGTGGATTGGTAAATAGTTGCAACAGATGTGAGGCCTACTCGAACTAGGGGATGCGGCAGACGGAAGGGTATGACGCATTTTTAGGGTCCTAGCTCACCCGGCCCCGCTGCTGCTGAGCTTTGTCGTGAGGAGAGGGAGGCGGCGTGTGCTAAGTGATCCGACAGACCCTTGGTTGGTGTACGTGCTTCTTGTCGCCATCGGGGTGACTGGTGGCCTGGGGGACATCTGGATTTTCAAATGGGCAAAGTCCAACAATACCTTGTGGCTGGTCCTTGCGTGCCTCATATGGCTCGCCAGCCTGATCCTGTTCGGCCTGCTCCTGAAGTGGGATAGTAGAACGTTTAGCGCTGCTTTTGTGTTGTCTACCGTGTTCCACGTCGTGCTGGTGGTCGTGTGTGACATGGTCTATTTCGGCGGTCGGCTTACCCAGATGGAGTGGGTCGGCGTGGGGTTTGCAGCGGTCGCCGTGATCCTACTCGAGCTTGGCCGCGAGAAGCACGACGAACCACCGCCGCCGGCCGCTGCCGAGTTTGCATCCGAGGATAGACAACAATGAGGTTACATTCGCTGCTCTCCCCGAAGTGTAGGGTAGCCCGGTCCGCCATCGACGGGCGAGGGCTCTTTGCCGCCGAGGCGTTCGTCGCCGGCGAGGTGGTGGCCGTCTGGGGTGGTAAGGTGTACACGGCCGAGGAGGTCGGTCGGCTGGCAGTGGGCTTCCCCCACTTCGATACGCACACCGTCTCAGTGTGCCCCGGTTACTACCTGGGGTCGGAGAACCTTTTCGAGTTCGACGATGCAGAGTTGTTCAACCACAAGTGCGAGGCCAACGTCGGGGTCCGAGGACAGATTGTGATGGTGGCCCGCCGGGCGATTCTGGCCGGCGAAGAGCTGACGTTTGACTACGACACCACCGAAATCTCGGCCAAACCTTTCGAGTGCCGGTGTGGGGCTCCCAAGTGTCGCGGAACCATCAATGGGAGTGCATGGCGAGATCCTGAGTTTGTGGAGCGGAACCGGGAGTTTTTGTCGTGGTACATCCAGGAGCTACTCCGGGAAGAGCAGGGGCGTCCTGCGAGAAAGTTAATTCCTTGAAGCTGTCGTTATTTAGCTTCCTAATTTTTGCTGCAGTCGCGTTAGATGTAGCTCTCCTACACCCACATTTCGATGGTTAAGCGCGGTAATACGGCGATTATCGAACACCCGAAGTGGGGCAAAAGGAAGGACGAGCGAAATTCCAGATTTGTCAAGTGGGAGAGCCAACTTCAAAAAGCAAGTCGTAGAAATAAACCAGAATCAGCGGCCACCCCTCGATGACTAGGAGATAGTGCGCCAGATATGTGGACTCCGCAAGTATTCCTTTCGGTATGCATCAAGACGACGAATGGCAGGTGATGCTTTGCGCGTTTGGTAACCCAACAAGTATCATCCAACAACTACGAGTTCTCTTTCGTGGTTCGTAACTTCTATATTGCCTCGCAGTAATGATGATGAAGCAAGCGAGATCCGGACGCCCAAACCACGGTCGGCCCCTTTTTTTGGGTGCTGCTTGCTGTGAAATAGGTTGACCCGCTTGACCCAGGCAACATAGGACTGCTCCCTGCGATAAACCAGATGTTTGACTCGGTAGGTATGAGCGACTTGGTCAAGGAACTTGTATTATTTGCCAACTCGCAGCGTTTGCAGTGAGGCCAGCGCTGGTCTAAGCTCGCCGAGTGAAGATTGTGAAGGCTGCGGCATAGCATGGTGGAAATTGCGGTAAAGCATGAGATTTCAACCGGTGTTCAAACGCATCTTGTCAAATCTGACCAATTAAATTTGACATGCCCATGCCACTCCATTATTTAGTTAATTTGTTCACTGTATTTCGGTGGTAGAAGACTTGTACTATCCTAAAACCAATCCACAAGGAAAACATCATGAGCACACCATCGCCATTAAACCCAGCCGATAGCGACTCTCCAGAATGGCACTACGAGCGTCTTATCTTAAGCCAGTCCATGCGAGGCGAGGAGTGCCTTGCATTTCAACATGGCGAGCAAAGACCGCCGTTTATAATCCGCATTATGCCTTTCGTGCCAGACTTGCTCACTCGTTCCCGCAAGTTTCTTTTGGGTATTACTGATCGGAGGGTTTTGATTCTTGAACTCACAAACCCCTTTAACAAACTGAAGCTCCCCGATTTTAAGGCTTTAATTGCTTCATTGCCATTTTCCCAGATTGAGAGTGTGGAACCACGTCGCGGAACATTTACTTCAGATTTAACCATTGTGGCCAAAAGTGGCCACCGATATATCTTCACGAATATGCTACTGAGTGCTCCTGATACTTTCGCCAGCAATTTACAGGCTGTAATAGCCAGAGCGGGGGCTAACCCCGCCGCAGAATTTTCCGAAATTCCAGTGGTTTTGGTCCCCCCAGTCAAACTGGCGAATAAGGTAGGTGGTTGCTTGAGTGCCTTATTTGGCTTGTTTATGCTTCTCGGTTCGCTTGGTGGATTTATTGAAAAAGATTATAATGTTGCACTTGTGATGCTGCTCGTCTCATCCCCTTTCCTGTGGTTTGGGTTCATCCGTAACCTCATTAAGAAAGCATGATAACCCTAATGATGGCAGAAAAAGATCACCTCAGCCAAACAGTTGGACGATGGTAATTTTTTCTGAGATTCAAAGCTTTCACACGGCCAACCGAGCCACTTATTTTACACGTTCGCCAAAGGAGACGGTTATGAAAATCAATTTGTCACCCTTGCTAATTGGCGGGGTTATCGCGGCTGGAGCATTGCTGGCATGTGCGTTTTGGTGGCCTAGGGCAGCACTGCTTGTGCCCGCAGCCAACGCTCAAAATAAATCCAAAACGCCGAACACTCAAGCGTTCATGTTTATCGAATTTGGCCCCGAACGGTTTAGAGAACACACACAAACTATTAATATATTAGCTGAAAAAGTGGCACAAAAAAGCCGGTATTCTATATGGGGAAGGCGTTTTAGCTATTCAAACAACATAGCTGAATATACAGTTCGCATTCAAGGAAATATGGGGGGTTTGAAGAGCTTTGCGTTTGTGCTAGATGTTGATTCCGTGACCGAATTCGTCAAATATGCCAAGCGAATCAAGGAGCGTGCAAAAGACCTGAAAGTCCAAAAGCCAAGTGAGGGTTTCGTTATCAAATATGAGTCAAATGACCTTGAGGGAAATACATTTTCACTTGATTACGATATTACCAAAGATATGTGGGACCATAAAGATTTTGAATTTCCTGGACTGGTTGAAGAGTTCGAAAAGGTACTCAAAGATATTGAAGGCATCAAGTCAAACAAAGCTCCTGTGCCTTGGTAGAATTTGGACGTTGAACAAGCCATCCTGGAAATCTTTGAATTCATCGAGTGCTTTTACAACCTAAAATGTATTCATTCCGCACTAGGTTGCCTGTCACCTGTTGAACATGAATTTCTTTGGACTTCCAACAAAAACACAATTATCAACAACGGC